CGCCCATGGTGGACCGCGCAGCACCTGCCAGCTGGCCCAATACGTCAACCGTGGTAACAGCCGGCGCCACATGTCCCAGCGCGAAGCAGGGCAATCAATGCTTAGATTGTAGAAAATGCTGGAATAAAGAAATAAAAAATATATCATACGGCCAGCACTAATGACACACGTTATAAGACATCCCAAATATTACGCAGAGTTAAGAAAAATATACAAGCAAGCACAGACTGACAAGCAACGAGCGAGCAATCAACAAGCGAGCAAAGTCTCGAGCACCGTGGACCACGATCCACGAGCAATAGACGAGCAAGCAAAGCCTTCCCTTAAAAGATCTTGAATCTTGGACCCTGGAACAAGTATCATGGCCCCTTGACCATGGTGCTTGGCTAAGATGAAAGTATTGTGTGGGTGTGTAGTATGAAAGGCAATTTGATGTGGTGAAAATCGGATTTTATTACTCTTTGTGACTTTTAATTCTACTGTGAAAAAGGTGCCAGAATCATTATAGCCCAGTAGATCAGGCACGCCAACGCCAGCGAAATTTTCAATCCTTGTCCACTTAATTTGAGGACAATTCTTCTTAACTTCTTGCCAAAGTTTTCGTTCTGGAGCCATCTCATTTCAAAGTAATCATAGCTTCTTGATTACCCTTCCTGGAGATGCAACTTCAGGCACAACTCTAATGACAATCCTATGACTCTCACGTGCTCCAATAATTTTATTCTCTGCTAAAAAGATAGATTCAATATCCCACATTCGACCATCCGGGGTCTTAATAGAAATTCTAGCCTCTTTAGCAACAGTGCTTTTATCATTAAACTTCTTAATGATCTTTTCTAACTCTTGTGATTTTAACATCTATTATTTTTAGTAATCCTATCTATATAATCACTAACCTCGGAAGCTAATTTTTTATTATCTTGTTGTAATTCTTTTATCTGCTCTCCTGCTTGTCTGCATTTTTCCTGCAGGAATAGTTTTTGTTTTTCTAGCTGATCTATGCGTTCTTCGAGATCTGAAGGTCCTTTTTCCATAGTATTTCCTTTCATTTTATGAATTGACTTTTACTTAAAATTACTATAAAAGTCAAGCTTGGTCTTGTTTGGATGGACTCCACCACACGAAGTTCGAACAAGGCCTTTTTAACTTGGGGAAATATGGGCGTACCAAAAAGACTCACAGATCAGCAAAGAAGATTCTCAGAATTATATGTATACAACGAAGGGAGAATGACTCCTTACGAATGTGCTAAAGAAGCCGGCTATGCCGAAGACTCAGCTAGAGTCAGAGCTAGTGAGTTAAGAAATCCAAAGAGATTCCCTTTAGTAGTAAAATTTATTGGAGAACTAAGAGAAGAAGTACAAAACAAATATGAAGTCACATTCGAAAAACATATTAAAGAACTAGCTAGACTCAGAGAAGAAGCCTTAAAAAAAGGTAGTTTTTCTAGTGCTGTCAACGCTGAAGTTTCACGTGGTAAAGCCGCAGGATTATATATTGAACAAAAGATAATTAAAACTGGTAAGCTTGAAGATATGTCGGAACAAGAATTAGAAAATAGAATGAAAGAAATTGTAGAGCAGTATAGTCCAATACTAGACGCGAAACCTATTGAACAACTTAAGAGAGAAGTTAAAGATGGTTCTAAAAAGCTCTCGACTAAACTCCCAGAGACAACCTACGAAGAGAAAAGTGATGTAGAGGAAAAAGAACATAATGAAAATGGGGATTATCAACAAGTTATAGATAAGATTGCCCATTAAATTTTAACGATCTTTTTCACCCAATCACGTGGTATCATTGTTCTATCTCCAAACGTAAAAGTACCATCATCTTCTTTATCATAGGAAGCAAAAACTTTAACTGATCTATCATCTTTAGAATAGAGCCACCCTTCATTAACAGGGTAAGCTAATTTCATTTTGTTGAATTCTTTTTCGCTAGCCCAGCCTGAATCACTCATAGCGTCGACCCATTCGACCCTAACTTTAGGGAAAGGGATCTCCGGAGTTGCAAGTGCGACGTTTCTTTTTCTTCTTTTCTTGGGCATGAGTATGTTTAGCATAGATGCCGACAGTATAAAGATAAAATTTTTTTTACACTGCGCTAAAAAAAAAAAAATTAAAAAAGGTGTCGAAACTACCTGAAATTAGCCTATAACCCTTGGTATATAACACTAATAGCTGCGACACCACCCCCCTCGCAACCCCCTCGCAGGGGTGTCGCAGGGGTGTCGCAGTGTCGGCACTTTGTGGCCGAATTGTGGCCAAAAGATGTTTTTTCTGCCTTAATTGCTACAATCTGTCGCACCTGAACCAAAGTTGCGACACCTGTGCGACACCCTTGCGACACCTCTGCGACACCTGTTTAGAAGCCTAAATCTCTGTTGTGATATTTATCCAATCGGGCTAACCACTTGTGTTTCCAGCTTCGTAGTTCAGCATCTTGGATTTTAAATTCTTGATAATATAAATCGGGAGTACATATCATGATGACTCCTTGTCTAATTTCAGACCTATAGACATAGTCATGAGCCATTGCGTATGCAGCAATTTGTAAGAAATAGTCATCGATCCAATCTTTGTTCTTCGGACGATTTGACTGCTTGAAGTCAACGACAGTTTCCATCCCATTGTGCGAACAGATTAGATCAGTAGCCCCAGCATAAAGGCCAGGGTAATGGAGCATAACTTCCGAAGCATAGTATTCTTCCACAGGCGCAAGACCAATCTCAATAATTTTGTTGGCCATGGGACGCGCCTCTTGTCCGACCCTTGTAAGATCATCGTAGCCAACGCCTTCGATATGAGACTCCAAGAATTTGTGCATGGCAGTCCCGCGCTTACTAGATAAATTTTTGATTCGTTCTGCTGTTTCATGTCCAACCTTATTTTTCCAGGCTGTTAAATACTCTTGATTCTTTGTTTTTGCAAGTATTGTTGTGACTGAAGGTAATTTTTGTCCGGCTATGTCATAGGTCCGTGATCCTGTTCCGGGTTCCGTGGACCGTGATCCCTGGACGTAGATATATCGATCACTCTTCTTCATTAAAATCCATTCCGATCTTCTATTTCATCCAAGAGTTTCTGTTCTTCTTCAGTATACTCTCGACTCACGTAACTGTGTTCAGTGTTAACAACACTTCCCTTTTTTTTAAAAATTTCGTCCCACCTTTTTCTATAAGTATCATTCGACACTCGAGACCTACCATCCCACTTAGGTTTTCTTTTCATGCAATTTTCTACTAATTATATTTTCAACTAGATCCCCATACTTTCGTTTAGAGTCAATTTGAAAAATAGATTTAACAATATCTTGCTTCAATTTAGGTAATTTATTCAATGATTTAGTAAGTTTTTCAACATTATCATGATATTCTTTAATGTCTTTTTTATTCATCATTTTTTCATCCGTGTTCGGTAATGATCTAAGTCTACCACATTCTCATGTTGATTGCCATCATAACGTTCATAGTGATCTATAATCTCTTCTATCTTAGGTAATTTAACTTTCACATAAGGCCATAAAGCCCGAGCCATGAAATATGCATCTCTAGAACAACATCTCCATCTCCATTGTTGTTTCCAAGTTTTAGCATACTCAGATTTAAATTTTCTTTTACCAACTGTTCCACACCCAGCCATATCATGAAACCATTTAATGACCTCTTCATCAGTCATAGATATTTCCATTCTAATGACCGTTACATTATGAACTGGTTTTCCTTTTCTCTTGTGTCGAATTTGTTTAGTTTTTTTAAAATAAACGGATCCTTCTCCATCAAATAATCCAGCCATATACGCCAGATCATTTGTAGTAAGTTGTGACTCTTCCACCTTCATCTCTCTTTCTATCAGGCCATTGAAGATCTAAGACCAATAATTTAGGTTTATAAAAATCTCCATAGGCAATTCTAATTTGATGTCCTTTAGGTGTTCCCTCCACCCAGTGTTGTATATAATTTTTTATTATTTTTTTTCTAGGCATATTTTATTCATTCCAGATTCAATAGTTTTGAATCCATATACCGTTAGAGCATAGGCAATAATACTCATTTCATATTTATCATGATCGTCAAATATTAATCTTGTTCCTCTTCTACTTCTGTTAGCAAACCACATAGCCTCGGTCATGACATCTTTAGTCATGTGTGGACCATCAAAGAATACTAAATCAAATGGACCAGACTTAGGATGAGTATTCATAAACTCAACATCAGTCATATGATGAAATCTAAACTCTGGATAATCCTTAAAATCTATTTCCATTTGTTTACGCATTTCCTCTGTGTAGTCTGCAGTGTATGCAGGAGAAGTGTCATAGTGTTGATACTTAAGATTATTATATGGATCGATGGCTACATGTTTATATGGAACGCCAGGGAGCCTG